GATTGGACAAAGTCAAGAGCCGAAGCAAGACGCTCGGCAATTTCATAGTTTTCGAAACGACCAGTTTCGTCATCATAAGTTGCGATTTTAAAAAGAGAAAAATCAGAGGGATGTTTAGAGACTTCAGAACCGCCGGCTTGAACGCCGTCTGCGAAATAACGAAGGGCCTCGCCGTCGCGAGAGCGTTTAAAATCATACTTAAAAAGTTTTGCTACTTCGTCACGGACTGCGTACACATTGAGTTTCATTTAAAGACTCCTTTTTAGTTTGGAGACTTGCGCCTTTTTTACATCTTCCCGCTCTTTAAGACGCGCGGGAGTTGCGTCAGGACTTGCAGCAGCTTTCGCTTTGCGTTTATCCTTTAAGAGTTTTAACAGATCAGGGGTTTCCCTGTCAAGGAGAACATCATAATACCTTGGGGGTTTACACTTCGACCCATCTTGAAGGGTCACAGAATCATCAGGGAAAACAGAGGATTTGAAGGCATTGAACCAGTCTTTGCCTATCGGACGTTTAAGAGAACATTTGGAATATTCGGGCTTTCGACCATCGAGCTGCGCAGCGGTCCGTTGGACCTTTTTAGCCACATAACGGGCAATGTAAGCAGCAGACTCAAAAGTGACGTCACCAACAGAACTAAAACCGAGACTCTCACCAGAGTCCGGGTCAGACCATAATTTAGATAACATATTCGATACGTCAAGGCGGACATTATCGCGGACAGACCACAGAACGCGATCAGGAAAATTAAAGCCGAAAATACATGCGTGAAAGTGAGGACGAAAGTTAATAGAGCCATATTCACCTGCCATGAAAAAAGATACGGGTTGAGAAATCGCCTTGCGAAGGCGTTTCATAAATAGTTGCCAAATACGGTGTTCGAGCTGACGAGGAACGAATTTATCGTTGAACGTCAGAGTAATAAAACAGTTTTCTTCGTGGCGCATTGATTCATGCCACGCACGGACAGCCCAAGATTTTGAATAAATTTCTTGGCAGCCGATACATTTGGGTTTACAGCCGGGGATTTGAAATTCTTCGACAGGAAATTTAGACTGATAACGCTTTAATTCGCGTTTGAGTTTACGAAGATTTGAGGGATGGCAGGTTTTGAGCATTTGCTCAAAATAAACAGGGAAAGCAGAGGCGGGTTTTTTAAAGAGAATCCGGGGTTTGCCATTTTTAGTTAGCAGCCCCGGAGTTCTCCATACAGTACGAGGATGAAAGCACGGCATTAAAGTCTAATACCGCCTCTCATAGGATTTGACGTAACATTCTCGCTACGACTACGACCCGCAGTTTTACGAAACACTTTGCGGTCAGTTCGCCTTTCGCGAGTTTTACGATACAGACCTAATCTAGAAGCACGACCAACGTCCATGATTTCACCTCCTTTCTAAGGATTACGATTAGAGAGTTCCCATTGCCGACGCTGTTTTGCAGCTTTGGCGAGGTCCTTAGCATTATTTTGATTGTGAGAGAAAAAATTCTTCACAGGGTTAACTATACCAGATAAAGGACCGGAATACACACCGGGAACAGAGACCTTGCCTTTTGCAAGATCAGTTTGAGCGTTAATATACTTCGCTTCCGCGAGAGTTTTCATAACATTAGCAGCATTAACAGCAGAGTTGGACATAAGCGCAGCAGCTTGCGCCTTGTCATTACGAGGGTGAGCAGAAGCAGTAGCACCAGAGGGAATATTTGTAGGGCCACCCAAAGCCATAATTGGATTGTAACCCGCAGCCTCAAGATCAGCGCGGGTATATTGATAGCGATTTTTGTACATTCGTTCTTCAAAATCGCGACCCTTTTGGGCTTCGGCAGCATTAAAGGCCATTTCAGCTTCATTAGCTTGCTGCTGGCCCTTTTTAGCACCAAAGGCAGAGAAAATATCGATACCAGTTTTAACAATCGCAGCAGTGGTAACGGGGTCCATTTAGTCCTCCTTGCGAGATTGTTTGCGTTTCCATGCAATCAGAAACGAATTAACAGTAAGAAGCACAAGTTCAAGAATATCTTGCCAGTGCATACACTAACGCGCTCCGCTTGTTGGACCGGGCCGAAAACGCCCGGTCTAATTTAAAGAAATAAAGAGTAAGTCACCAAAGAGACCCGCTTTAATATCACGGTCGTACGACGCTTCCAGGCTGTCTAAATACATGTTGTAAGAGATAGCGAAATAAGCGACATCCATAATTAAAAACGCGTCAATCCGGGTACGCCGTACGCGGGCATAACACGGGTGACAGAGCCTTCCATGAAGGCATCATAGAGAAACGCCGGAGCAGCAGCTGACGGCGTAATACCGACAACGCGAGCAATAGGAGGCGTGTCTTGAATAAATGTCGAGGAAAGAGTCGGACGAGAGCCGAAATCCTGCGACAAATGGTAATAATCGAGCGTGGTAGGAGCGTCAGAACGTAGAGTTCCCGTAATCTTCGACGGGAAATAACGCAATTCCGCATAACGCTCTTGATAACCAAATACGGAGAAATCTCCGGTTGGGGGATCCGCAGACTCGGACCCAGAACCGTCATAGAAAATTTCGCGAGAAAGAACGGCTTGTTCGCCGAGATTCGCGAATTCAGGGTAATAATAATCATACCGAGAATGACGGAAAAAGTGTCTTTCGACACCTTGTTGATAAGTCAGATCGGCACGAACCGACATGACAAAGTGAAGGTAGCCGTGTTCAGTTGCAGAATAAGTAATAGAACGGCCACCAGAGACAAACACAGAGTTGGCAGCAAGAGTACCTTTAGCGTCAAGGCGAGTTTCAGTGCCTTGGAAAGTAGTCTGCGCAACAGCTTGTTGAGAATAAGGTACAGAATCGCCCCCTAAAAATTCCGGGCGTTGGAGTCTTGCGTCCGGGGACGAAACTCCGAAATGTACCTTGTTTTGCTCAATATAGCGGGACCCGCCACGCGCGTCCGCTTCGAGCAAATGCTGAACAGCAAACGAATTTCTTAATTCATTAAGATCAGCGCCAGTAGCGTCATCTAAGTCAGCAAAAATACCGGGATAACCTGCGTCATCCGGGTTTTCTTGAACAGCAAAGTAATTGCCATTAGGGTCGGCAATTTGTTTAAAGGCAGCGTAAGTAGGGCGCGTGCCGTTGGTTTCATAGAATTGAGTAGGGGTAGCCGTCCAAGTCTGATCGAGCTTACCCATGCCCGTAATAGGGGCCAAACCGCCAAGCGGAATTTGGATAGAAGGACCGAGTTGAGGGTCCGGTAAAGCAGAAGTAAAATAGTCGTGACGTTTCCCGCGACGAAATAAATCTGTATAGTCCGCGGGAGTATCAGGACCGCCGTCCGTGTCAACGACAAGAGAATCCTGTAAGTAACCACAGCGAAACCAAGCGTTGCAAAAAAGATTATAACCACGAAACGGATAAGCAAGAACACCCGCAGGTTTATCAGCAATTCCCGGGACGAGACCATAAGCCTCCGGCATTGAGCCGACAGGCCAACCAGTCGTTGCAGGACCGGGGAGTTTCGGGGTAGTAAAATCAATCGAAGAATCCGGGTCAGGTTTGCGTTCACCCATAATTTGTTCCCAACGGGTATCAACGAGTCTGTTCGGCACGAAAAAAGCGAACCAGTCGAGATAGAGATTGTCCATAAGTGGGACGAGTTGAGTAGTGAGACGCACGAATACCGTGGGTTTAATATTAAAAGTATCACCCGGATAAACTTCGTAGAGAGCAAACGGAACGATATAACCACCGTCCGTTAACTGTCCTTTATTAGTTTGTCTTACAGGGAAAGACGAGCGAGGCTTAGTAGTATTAGGAACCTGCGCAAAGCGCGAGACCATATTAGAGGGTTGTTTAAAGGGGGAGTTGGCTAGTTTATTCACTTGAAAACCTCCGGTTTAAGGACACATGATATTTGCGGGAATCCCGCGTTATCGTGACAGTTACAGGTACAAGCATATTGATTACAAGATTGACAGCCGACTTCAAAACAACACCCATTAGAATTCATCAATTTAGCCTCCAAAAAGGACCAAAAAGAGACACCAGAGAAAGTCTGGTGTCACCTAGCACTATTACATCAAGTAATTAATAGTGCTAGGCTCCCGGCGCAGCCGGAGCCACGGGAGCTGCCGGAGCAGCCGGAGCCACCGGAGGGACCGATTTAGGGTCATCCGGGTCAAACGGACGAGTAGGCGCAACGTCCGTTTTCTTTCTTTTCATAAGGCCCATTTCAATAGCTTGGGCCTCGTTTTTAGAGTCAAGGATAAAATCCAAATAATTCTTGACATCATT